GTCTTCAAGTCGGGCGACGTATCCATCGCCATGTCGGGCGTCCGGTAGATGATCTCGTCCTGATTGTTTGCATCAGGCCCGACCGTGCCGCCGAGCGAACGCAGCACGGACAGGTTCGCGACCGATATGCGTTTCGGCTTTGCTTGCGCGGTGCCGGCGGCTGCTGCCGCCTCGAGATCAGTGGTCTCTAGGATCGAACTGATACGGAGCCCGACATGGACCCTAGCGCCGCTGTCGTCGCTCGAAGCGACATCAAGCGTGATTGCGCCGTTCTCCACCACCTTATCGCGCTCGACGTTGCCGTTGTTCAGAACGTCCACCGTCTCGCCTTCGAGCGGCCATAAGCCCGTAATCGTGCTGGTCGACGCGCCTTCATAGGTCATCATGCTATCGAGGTAGTAGCAGCGGTTCTTGACATCAGATGCCATGTCGGCCTCGTCAAGCTGCGGCTGCAGCACCACGATGTACCTGACATCAGATGCCGTGTCGGCACTGGTGCGCGACACCGACGCCCACAGTTCGTCACCGACGACGCCCGGAATGACCGCGATCGATCGCACCTGTGCCGCGGTGCCGCCAAGTGTGTGCCGATGCCAGGCCACTACTTCCTGTGCCCGCTCGTAGGTGACCGCCGCAAGCGAGCCATCCGACATCTTGAGCCAGATCATATTGTCAGGCTCGATCGCCTGTGCAATGCGATCAAACCCCATGGCCGGGATGTGCTCGGAGAACACGCCGATATCGGTAGAGTCGAACTGGTCGCGATCATAGGCATAGGAGTATTCGCGCAGCTTCTTAGCGGCATTGTCGGGATCGCCCGAGCGCTGCGGATAGAGCACTGTCTGCCCGACCTGAATGACAGGGGCCTTGGACACCCCGAACGTGGTTTGCACCATGGCATGCACATTCGATGGCGTCAGCGCTTCGTTCTGCGAGGACGCGGCAATCGAGAACTCAGCCGATGACGAGCCGGCAAGCAACGCCCTGGCGCCCACCATCCAACGGATGATATCGGACTTCGAGCTTGTCACCGCGAAGTTCAGCGAGTGATCATCGTCGGCGCCGTCCTGGAAGTCCTCATAGGCACCGGTGCGCGAACCCCAGATCGTCTGCGGGTCACTGGCAGAACCGGCGAACATCAGCCGGTTTTCATAAAAGCAGGTGCACGATGGATTGCCGCGGTAGCTCGACCACGAGCCTTCCTCCCAGAACGTGGTGCCGCTCGTCACGATCGACTTCGGCATCTGGTAGAACACGATCGAGCAGGTAACCACCGTCGTCGAGGTGTAGCCGGTCACGCGCACGAGGCAGTAGCCGGGATGTAGAAAATCGCTGTCGAAGTAGGTGCCCACACCTGAGCCCGCGTAGATCCGAACCGTGCCGCTGTCGTGGCTCGGAACCCGGTTGAAGTTGGTCCATACCGCCGTGCCAGTCAGATTGGTGACACCGTAGACCTTGCCCTCGTTGGTATACATGTCGTTATTGGCGATCGCCAGACCAGAGCCGACATTGGCTGCCGTGATGCCGGTAACCCCGCCCTCTTCGTTGAGCCGAAACAATCCGCCGACCATGGTTGCGGTAAAGGGCGTTCCACCGGTTGCGGTCAGCGTGAATGTCTCGCCGACGATGTGCGTGCCATAGCCGGTCGCGGCGCCCGAGAACGCCGATGGTGTTAGCCTGAGCGTCCTGGTCGGATTGATATTGCGAAACGGGCCGTTGTCGATAGTCAGGTTCGTGATCGCCCATGCAGTGTGCGACGTGCGCGTGATCTTCGAGGGAAAGTGCGAGCCGTGCGCGATATAGAGCGTGTCGGCCGACTGGCAAAAGCGCAGATCATCAAGCTCATCCTGCGCAAACGCTGTTGCAAGCTCGACAATCCGCGCGACATCGCCGTCACTGGAAAAGGCGCCATAGGCCGAGCTATCCACCCCAGACAGCTCGAATGTGTCGGCGGTCTTGTTGGCGACTTCGAACACCCGGTTGTTGACCTGATGCATGCCGCCGATGCCGGTGATCACGACCCATTGGCCATTGCTCAGGCCATGCGCGGTCGAGGTAACAACAGCAGGGTTGGCATTGGTGATGCCGATGATATTGGTCGCCGGATGGGTGATGATGCCCTGATCCTTACAGAACCACACGTAGTTCGCACCGAACACCAGCATATAAGCCTGCTCGGTGTTGTACTGGAACGGCACCAGCACGACGTCGGCGGTATTCGACTTCTGCGCCATCACGTACTTGAAGCCGCCGCGCTTGCGGGCGCCGCCGTGCGGTACAATGGTAAAGTTCTCGACCACCCGGCAGCCGTTCTTGTACTTGGCGATATCGGGGCGCGAGTGCAGCCTGGGGGAAAGCTCGCCGGCCGTGAAGTTTGACAGGAGGTGTTGCGCGTGCGGCATCAGATGCGGGCCGATATCCAGGTGTCGGCGACAAAGCCTCGAGGCGTGCCTTCCTGCGCGTCAGAGGTGCGGCTCTCCGGCAGCTTGGCCTTGTAGATGTCCCACAGCATCTTGGTCATGGTCGCGTTTTCGGTGAGCGGCGCGCACAGCTCGGCTGCAATCATCTGTGCCAGCACGTCGACGAACTGGCTGTCATACTGTGCCACGTCGGTAATGCGCGCGATGTACTCGATCGACACCGTGCCCTCGTTTGACAGCAGGTAGCGGCCCTCGATGCGGTAGTCGTCGGGATAGCCATCGGCTTCCATCGAGGTGCGGATGATCTTCAGGCAATAGGCTGGCTCATCGGGCAGTGCGTACCTGTAGGCGAACTCGAAAGCTGGCGCGGTTGCGTCCTGTGCCAGCACGGCGCGACGAATGGCGAAGTTCCACGGATGGGCGCGCAACGCCGCATCGCGGATGGTGGTATAATTAGCGTTGCAAAGGCGTGCCGCCTTGGTGTTCTCGGTCAGCGTCGATATCGGCAAGCTATTTCCCATCCTCGACAGGCCGATATTGCAGATGTCAACGTCGGATGTAACGGCCATTTGTCTAGCGCCCCGTGAAGCCCTGAGCATTGAAGTAGACAGCGCCGGTGGTCGACGCGGTGATCGTCACGACCTCAAGCAGCGTGTTGGCCGAGCTTTCGAGCGGCGTCGAAAAGTTTATCGGCTCGCCAGCGGTCAGGCCGCCGGTGCCGATCTTGGTGCGCCACAGCACCGTGCCGCCTGCACCATTGCGGATCGCAAGCTCGGTCGCGGTGCCAAGCGCTTCGGCCGTGACCTGGATAGAGGTGATAAAATTCTTGATGTCGGCGCCGGCCGCGGTCTTGATCGTCACCGCCGTCGTGGTGTTCAAGATGCCGGATGCGGCGGCAGCATAGCTCCAGTTGGTGAGCGGTACGGTATACTGCGCGAATTGCGGGTTCATCGGCATGACATCCTCGAAAGAAAGCGTGAATTAGTAAGGTCGCCAAGTCGGGCAGGAATTCCCGACTTGGCGAGTTGGCGACTTGGCGCTTTCACGCCCACCCCTTAGTCGTTGGCGACGTACTCGACCTCGAGGCTGAGGGTACCGGCAGAGCCGGCCGCAGCGGTCAAGGTGAAAGCAAGTTCATACCAACGGTTGCTGTCGGCGGTCAGACCCGCATCCTGCCAGACCTGGCGCTGGATGTTGGCGACATCCTTGGCCTCGTAAGCCAGCTCGTTGCCGACCAGCGACGCCGACGCCAGCGAGGCGGCAGAGGCGTAGCAGGCGACCGAGACAACAGCACCGCCGTTGTTCGGGTTCGAACTGGTCTGGTAGAGACCGAGATCAGCGGCGCAGGTGGTGATTGCGTCGTTGAACAGTTTGATCGAGGTAATGCGCCAGGACGAATGCACCCGGCACATACGATAGACCGAGGCGATAGAATCGCCGTTGACCGTCTCCAAGGTGGCGCAAACAGAGCGTTTGCGACCATGGTTGACGATGACGGAGTCGAGCGTCTGCACGATCGCTTCCACGTTGGAAATGCGCGTGCTTTTGGTGGTGACAACAGCCATGGTTCATGTCCTCCTTATGCGCCAGGACCGGCAGCGACATCGCAAGCGATGTAGCCGACACGGGCCTCTTCCATGCGCGTTGCACCGGCGGTCATCGCCGCGAACACCTGCGTGGCGTAGTTCTTGTCCGCCCGCTCGGTGATCTTGGTGTCGATGTCCTTGCCCATGCCGAGCAGCATGCCGCCCTTGGCCCAGAACAGCACCTTGTTGTCGGAGTTGGCATCGACGCCGATGCGCTCCGTGCTCAAGATGTTGAACCCGGCAGCGCGGCCGATCTTGCCGTCGACCAGCGGCTTGATGTTGTTGTAATCAAACGAGGTGATTCGCGTGTCCTTGAGGAGCGAAATCGCCTGCTTGGTATTGACGATGCACCACAGTTCGTCGTCCTGGTCGACGTTGCCGGAGCCAAGCAGGTTCTTGGCTTCGAGCAGCTTCGCCATGTTGAGCCCGAGATCGGCAGCGCCGACGCCCGGCCAGCGCACCTGCACGGTAACAATCATGTTGGTGTCGAACGCGGTCGAGGTCGACCCATCAACGCCGGTGTAGGCCGTACCGTCGGCCGCAGCGATGATGATGTCGTCGATCGAACGGCCGAGCGCCATGGAAGCCGCCTCGGCATAGGGCGAGGTCGGATCGATAAGCATTCTGATCTGGTCTTCGTTATCGACCAGATCGGCCCAATCGAAGTCACGAACAGTAACCCGACGCCTGGAGTGCGGGGTGTCCATGCGCGGCGTGTCGGAATGACGAGACACGCGCTCACGGGCCGCGGTGGCGCCGAACTGCTCGAAAAACGCGGAACGGCCGTTGACCGTTTCGGTACGCACGGACTGACGCAGACGAGAACCTTTCTGCTGCGTCAGATGATAGACGTTCGACTTGTACTGCTCGACGAACGCCGTAGTGATG